TTGCGCATCCGCACCATTCGGGCTTTGTCCTGGTGCGTTGTGGCCAAGAACAAAATGCCTTTGAATAGCTTTTTCATGCCTTCGGCCAGAATGCGAGCTGTCAGCTCAATGCGGCCTTGGCTGGCGTTGATCGTTGCATTGACAGCTGCTTTGGTGCTTGACTGCAATGCATCAGCGTTCAGTCCCATGGCGGCCTTGCTCATGCCGGTGCGATCTTCTTTGATCTGGTCCATGTATTCCATCATCGGGAATGCGGCCTGACCCACAAATGGGGTTGTCAAGGGCTGGACCATGCCAGGCGCACGCATTCTAATAATTGCACCCGTTTCGTTGTTCAAGACATCATCAATGTTGACTTGGCCTTCGACCACCGCTGTGCGCGGGTGGATCGACTGGGCCAGACTGTCCAATGTGTTGCGGAGTATTTCCGACTTGATCTCTTGCAAGTCACGGGTGATGTCAAAAATCGACATAGCCTCAAGTGGGCTTGTGTGTGGCTCTGGGTCGCAGGGAAAGTCGGCAAAGGGAATGTAACTGGCCGGCAGATTACGCACCACCTTATAGCCACCACCCATGCAGCAGACCTTGCGCAACTCTGCAATGCCATCACCATCAAAGTCCACACGCGAGTAAGCCTCGATGTATAGCACTCTGCGCATCATTGGGTTTGCCGCGTCATTTGTGCCAAATGTGGTGGATAGTGGCTGGCGCGCCAAATACTCGTCATTGCTGTCCAAGTCAGTCGATGACATATTCTCTTCGATCTCATCCTGGTCATAACCCATGGCCAACAAATCAGCCATGGTGGCCATCTGCCGGTGGGCAATGATGGTCGAATCGTCAAACGATCTGGCGCGTCTGTCCAGTAGCAGCTCTTCAGGTGGCACGGCCATGATCCTGATCCGGCCATCCTTTGTGATGCGCTTGATTTGCACATCATGGACCATGGCGGGTGGAACCATAACCGGCTGACCAGTCATCGGGTCAACTGTGCTGATCTGCATTTCGTCAATTGCAGGGTCAGGATAAGAAACCACAATCTTGACATCTGCACCAGGCTCTTGCATCAGCATCTCTAGCGTCTGGTCATCTAGGCCCGTATATTCCTCGATTCGGACCTTCTCTTCGTCTTCCCACCAGAATTTGGCAATGCCACATTTTCTGACCAGTGCATCCTTAAAAATTGCAAATCCGTTGTTGTCATTCTGGAAAACATAGTTTGCATAGTCGGTCGCCTGCTGGGCCATCTTCACGTCTTCTGGGCCACGGGGGGCAAACTCGACCACATTTTCAGAATTAAAGAAAACGCGCATCAGGCTTGGCAGCATGGCCGAGACAGTGTCCCGCACTTCCATGGCCACCACCTTGCTATTGCCATCGACCTCATTGCCGAATAAATCACCGCGATAGTATTCAGTCCCCTTGGCGCGTGTGGGTGACAAGTCACTGTCCACATAGCTGATCGCATCGGTCAGGTCTTGCGTGACAATGGCTTGCAGCTCCATCTCATCCATTGGCTCTTTGGCTGCAACATCAGTAGATAGGTTGTCGGTAATGTTTTCAATCATGGCTGTGCCTTTAGGTAAATCGCATTGCCTGAATTTTAGTCTTTAAAAGTCAAACCAAGCCTGCGTATATTCTGGTCGATTCTCTCTGAGCCATGGCAGCGCATCCTCATGCAGCTGCTTGGCATTAAAGCCAATGGTGTTTGAGCCAATGTGATGAACATAGCTGGCGCTCACATAATGGCCATAGCCTTTTCTCACCAAATCCATACAATGCACATCATCACTGTACCAATTCAGAGGGGGAAACTTTGCCTCTTCAAATGCATCACTTGATATCCATGCAAATATTGGGCTGATTACTTGGGCCAACTTGATGTGTGACTCAGATGGGAATTTGTAGAAGTTTAGCTTTTCACCTGGCTCACTGATCCGCACATTCTGACAAGCTGGGGCCGCATCGCACCTTGCCGCCACCCACCCAGCCTTGTAACTGTTCATGGTCCTGACAATGGCCACATCTTCCATCAGCACCTTCACACTGGTGGGTGTCAGCACAATGTCGTCATTGGCCACAATGCATGATGACCAGTCCTTGAGCGCCATCTCAATGATCTCGTTGTAGTCCTCACCAAAGCTCCTTGGCTGGCCATAAATCTTTAAGTCGGCTTGGTAATTGTCAATGACTGACTGTGGGCCGCGCAGATAGACCGGACACTCTGGCGCGTATTGCTTAATCGACTCCAGCAACACCGACAACCCGTGGCCCCTCACAGTGGCAATGACAATTGGACAGATCATTTGTTAGCTACCAAAGTATTTTTTGTGCATATCTGGTCTGTTATCGCGCAACCAGTTTTCTGAGTTTTCTTTGCACTTGGCAAAGTCAGTCCCAAATGTTTGCGATCCAACATGATGAAAATATGCGCGGGATATAAACAATTTGCAATCTTTTTTTATAAATTCATTGCATTGCAAATCGTCTGAATACCAGTCTATTGGAGCAATATCAACCCAAGTTGACTTTTGACACCAGGCAACAATTCCAGCCAAATAATCTGTTTCAACAATTAGGTTTTCACTCTCATACCCAAGCGAATACAGCTTACCCTCTCCCTTGCGAATATTCTGATAACCCTTGGCGTAGTTTGTTCTTCCAGCCACAATGCCAAGTTTTATGCCCATTGACTTAAGTTGATTGACATCATCCATCAATACGCTGTATGTGTTTGGGTTTAGCACCACATCATCGTCAATAGAGACAAAATCGTCATGCGTCTCAAATATTTTGTGAGCCATAAAGTTATGTGCAGCACCGCCAGTCTCGTATGTATGCACAAAATGATGCACTTTGTGTTTTGGCAAAGACTGGATGTTTGGACTGGTTATAAAAATCTCAACATCTTCCGGCACATATAGCTCAATAGACTTAAGAAGTACGGGTAAGCACTTCTCGTTTTTTGAGCATATTCCAATAGGGGTCATTTCTTTGCCTTATTTCTGGCACTGATCGCAGCCGCCTTCGCCTTGGCGTCTGCTTTACTGCTGGCGCCCCATGCCTTAAGTGACAGCAGCAGTCTGGTTGGCTCACCACCCTTCATCTCAGGACCAGGCATATTGCCCATGCGTGCCAAGAAACTGGCGCGTCTTGGATTGTCACCAGACTTAACTGGCGCTTTTAAGTTCATGCCTTCGGCCTTGGCACTGGCCCGACCCTTGGCATTTAAGCCGCCAGTCGGGCTTTTGCCCTCTTTACGCTGCCAAGCTGGGGTCTTCATTTTTTCTTTACTGGCTTGGCGGTTTTAGCCGCTGCTTTAAAGTCAGCAGCGCTTGGAGCACCCTTGCTACCAGGCTTGCGCATTTTCTCTTTGCTGCCAGCAGCAATTCTTTCGCGTTTTCGATGAATATTTTCATACAAACCTTTCATTCTTCATCTCCCATATCTTCAGTTTCTTCACCCGTATTAGGTCCACCCACCACCCATGCATCGCATGTCCGGCTGGCTGCACACTTGAAATCAAAGATTTCGCAGTAACCCAGATCGGCCAACTTGATTGTTCCCCATGGGTCAGCTTCCATGCCAATACCCTGTGCAATGCAGTTTTTCAGCTTGTCAGACACATTGAATGCCGCGCAGTTACCGCATAGGCTTTTCTTGGCATCCTCGGCTGAGACATCCCACTGGTCTGCCTTCTTTTGCCAAAACGCGCTGTTTGGCAGTTTGGGATTCTCAGGACCATAGGCCGCGCTGGTGATTGCCTTTGCGCGGTTTTTTAGATTCAGCGTAATGTCTTGCGTGGGCATGGGGCAGTTCTCGCCTGCGCTCATGTCCTCGCCAGGCTCTTTGTCCATGACTTGGCTCATGGTGCGCTGCATAGTGGCCATTATTTCATCCCCTTTTTGGGTTTCTGTTTGATCTTGGCCTCAGACAATGCAATGGCAATTGCCTGCTGTGGATTCTTCACCACCTTGCCAGTGCCACCGCTGTGGAGCTTGCCGGCCTTGTACTCACCCATCACCTTGCCGACCTTCTTTTGCGCTTTACTCATTGCCTTCATAGGTTTCCCCCATTGGTTTGTCAATACCCGAATTATGCAACCC